CTAAACAATATAAATATCTAAAAAACTGTGTAATATGGCTGCTATAGTAACAGACCAATTTAGAATTGCGAATGCCAATAATTTTGTAGATTCTGTATTGGATGCTAATAATTCATATTATGTGTTTCTAGGGTTGTCTAATCCTGGACCAACTTCTGTAGGATTTGGTAGATCAGATTCGTGGAGTAATACTCCATCTAATCCACCAAGTCCTATTGATAATCAACAATATTTGAGTCATTATAGAAATACTGCTTTATTTGGCAAAAAACTAAACAGTTCAAATATTAGAAGAGTTGTAAGAAAAGTTACTTGGACTGCAAACACTAGATACGACATGTATCGACATGACTATAGTGTTGCCAATCAAACTCCAAATTCGGGAAGTGCAAGACTTTACGATACAAACTACTTTGTTGTTAATAGTGACTTTAGAGTTTATATATGCCTGTATAATGGGTCGCATGGGGATATTGGAGGTTCATCGAACCTGGCAGGAAATACATCTCAAGATGAACCCACATTTACTGATTTGGAACCATCTGCTGCCGGAACGAGTGGTGATGGGTATATTTGGAAATATTTGTTCACCATTTCTCCGAGTGATATTATTAAGTTTGACTCTACCGAATATATTGTTCTTCCAAACAATTGGTCAACATCTACCGATTTCCAAATTCAAAGTGTAAGAGATTCTGCTGATTCGACTGTAAATAACAACCAAATAAAAGTTGTATATATTGAAGATGGTGGAAGTGGGATTTATAGTGCAGGAACTTATGATATTAAGGGTGATGGAACTGGGGCAAAAGTAAATATAGAGGTTAATACCTCCGGTCAGATTACAAAGGCAACAGTCGTTTCTGGTGGTAGTGGATATACTTTCGGAATTGTTGATTTTGGGCATTCGTCAAGTGACTCTTTAGGTAGTAACGTAGCAAAATTGATTCCGATCATTCCCCCATCTAGAGGTCATGGTTATGACATTTATACAGAATTGGGTGCGGATAAAGTTTTAGTTTATTCTAGATTTGATGACTCTACCAAAGACTTTCCAACGGACACCAAATTTTCTCAAGTTGGAATCATAAAGAATCCAGAAAAGTATAACTCAAAAACAACTTTTACTGGCAATGAATATTCATCTTTGGGTGCCATTAAGTTGACTTCAGATTTTAGTGGAACTCCTATTGTTGGTACAGCAATAACTCAATTGACTTCAAATGGAACTGCAAGAGGATATATTGCATCATATGATACCGATACAAGAGTATTGAAGTATTATCAAGATAGATCATTAAATTTTGCTAATGGTATCAATCAGACTGATAGGAATGATGTTACTTCAAAAGCAAATGTTGTTAGTTTTGCATCAACTACTACAACAATATCTCCGATTTCGGGATCAGTTGACATTAATTTTAGTGGAATCACAACAACGATTGGTTCTAGACAAGTTAGTTTAGGTGTAACTTTCTCAGCAGGGATTGCAGATCCGGAGATAAATAAAAACACAGGAGATATTATCTACATTGATAATCGTTCTCTTATAGAAAGAGACTCTAGACAAAAAGAAGACATCAAAATTATTCTGGAATTCTAAAGAAAAATGTCGCAAAAAACAAACTTAAATATCAATCCATATTATGACGATTTCGACTCAGCAAAAAACTTTCTAAAAGTTTTATTTAAACCAGGATATCCTGTTCAGTCTAGAGAACTGACAACTTTACAATCGATACTTCAAAATCAGATTGAAGATTTTGGAAGTCATATGTTTAAAGAGGGGTCAGTAGTTATCCCAGGAAACATAACATATGACGGACAGTTTTATGCAGTTAAACTAAATTCGACTCAATTTGGAGTTGATATATCGTTATATATTGATAAGTTTGTTGGAAAAACAATACAGGGACAAGTTACCGGAATTACCGCAAAAGTTCAAAAAGTAGTTCTACCAACAGAAAATGATAATATAACTGATGTTACATTATATGTAAAATATCTTGAATCCGATTCAAACTTTGAGTTCTCCGAATTTGTAGACGGAGAATTGTTGTCCGCGACAGAAAATGTTATATATGGAAATACAACTATAAATGCAGGAACTCCTTTCGGTTCTTTAATCAGTACAAATGCAACTGCTATTGGATCAGCAGCATCAATTGGTGACGGTGTTTATTTTATAAGGGGTTATTTTGTAAGTGTTTCAAACCAAACAATCCTTTTAGACGAATATACGAATACTCCTTCATATAGAGTTGGACTGAAAATAACTGAATCTATTGTTAATGCAAAAGAGGATGAATCATTAAACGATAATGCAAAGGGATTTACAAACTATGCGTCACCAGGTGCCGATAGATTCAAAATATTCCTTTCCCTCACAAAAAGATCATTAACAGATACGAATGATACTGATTTTGTAGAGTTACTCAGATTAAAAAACGGAAGAGTTAAGAAAATAACGACAAAAACTGAATATAATAAAATTAGAGACTATCTTGCAGAAAGGACTTTTGATGAGTCTGGTGATTACACTGTAAGACCTTTTGATTTAAATTTAGAAGAATCCTTAAACAATCTACTGGGGAATGATGGTTCTTTCTTTGCCAATGAGCAAACGGATCAAGGAAACATTCCATCTGATAATCTTGTATCATTAAAAATATCTCCAGGTAAGGCATATGTAAAAGGATATGATATTGAAAAAACATCAACATCAATCATTGATGTAGAAAAACCAAGAGATACTGAAGATATTAAAAACGTAACGGTCCCATTTGAAATGGGAAATATTTTAAGAGTTAATAATGTAACTGGCGTAGCAAAAGTGAGAGAAACAATCTCTCTATACGCACAGTTTGGTTGTGTTGGAGAACAGATCGGTGAAGCAAGAGTCTATTCTTTCAACTTAACTGATTCTGCATATGCAGATGCCAGCACCAGTTGGGATTTGAGACTTTATGATATTCAAACATACACAAAACTCACATTAAATCAAGCAGTAACTACATCAGAGATTAAGCAATCATATTTTGTTAAAGGAAAAAGCACTGGTGCAACAGGATTTGCAACTGCAGATGGATCTTCCAATACAGTCTTCTTAAGGCAGACTTCCGGAACTTTTGCAAAGGGAGAAACTTTAATCATTAATGGTGTAGAATCACCTAGATCTGTAACCGAAGTTCGTGCATATAATACTCAGAACATAAAGTCCGTAAAACAAACCACTCCTTTCAGTGGAACTAATGATTTCAAAGCAGACTCTATTTTAGATAAGTTTGATTTTCCTGGAGCAGTTTCTCAGTTAGTCATTACTGCTGGTGGTGGTGGCATTTCCACAGTAACGTCTCCTGGACGTACATTTGTAGGTCTTAGAACGGATACAGTTATCAGATATCAACAATCTGGATCTTCTTTAGAATCTTACAATAGAATATCCAGCATCTCGTCTGACTTATTGTCATTTGAGGTTTCTGCAATATCTAGTGTTGCGGGAGTTTTCAATGGAGCACTTCCAACATCAGATATTCAAGTCAATGGATTCTTGGGTGCACCTATTATAAGAGGATCTGGCGCTTTATTTGCACCATTACCCGAAGAAAATACTTCCGATGTTGATCTATCAAATTCCAACCTTTATTTGATCGATCAACTTACTGGAAAAGATGTTGATAACTCCGATAATACTCTTACCATAAACACCAGTGATATTAGTGGAATCACTGATATTTCTTGGGTAAACTTTGATCAGGAAAGATTTTCTGTCGGATATAATGGTGGAGGTATTGGAACCATTACTTCCGATACATTTGATCTTAGTGGAAATGTGCTTACTCTAAGAAATCTTGATAGTGCACAATCAAATAATGATACCGTTGTAAATATAACCTTCCTTAAGAATGGCATTCAAAGTAAAACTAAAAACTTCAGTAGAAGTAGAGTTTTATTTGTAAATGGATCCAAGTTAAAAGAGTCTGGTAGTAATGCAGCAACTTCTAAAAATGATGGATTGACTTATAACGAATACTATGGTTTGAGAGTTCAGGATGAGGAAATTTCTCTCAATTATCCAGACGTAGTAAAAGTTCTTGCCGTATATGAATCTTTAAATACATTAAATCCAACTTTAGATATAGTTGAGTTCCCTGCTACTGTAAATGTCGGATCCAACGCACTTATTGGTGAAAATATTATAGGATCTGCAAGTAACGCAGTTGCTAGAGTAGTTACAAATAATACAACAACTCCCTCATCTGGTAGTACAAATAAACTGGGGATTGTTTATTTGAATGAAAATAAGTTTTCTATTGGTGAGGCAGTAACTTTTGAAGAATCTGGAATCACATCCGAAGTAGATTCTATTACAAATGGCAACTTTAGCAATATAACCCAAGAGTTCAAACTGAATAGAGGTCAAAAGAATCAGTACTATGATTATTCCAGACTTGTAAGAACCAAAAATACCCAAGATCCATCAAGACGTTTGATGGTCGTATTTGACCACTATACGGTTCCAACAAACGATACAGGTGACGTATTTACCGTTGATAGTTACGATAAAGAAAGATTCTCATCTGATATTCCAAATATTGGGGGATCTATTAGAGCAACTGATACATTAGATTTTAGACCTAGAGTATCCGTCTTTGATCCTGCAGTAACAACTGATCGATCACCATTTGATTTCAACTCAAGAACTTCAGCATTTAATACTTCTCCATTAAGATTATTGGCACCGGAAGAGGGGTCAGTAATCAATCAAAGTTTTTATCTCTCCAGGATTGATAAGATTTATTTAGATATTCTTGGAAATTTTGTTATAGAAAAAGGTATATCATCAAAAAATCCAAAACCACCCACAAAAAATGGTGAGTTTTTGGAATTAGGAACAATTTCATATCCAGCATACTTATATAATCCTTCTGATGCAAATATTATCTTAACAGATAATAGAAGATATACAATGAGAGATATTGGACTCATTGAGGATAGGGTTGAAAATCTGGAAAGAGTAACAACATTATCTTTACTTGAAGTTAATACTCAATCTTTACAGATTCAAGATGCTGAAGGAAGAAACAGATTTAAGAGTGGATTCTTTGTTGATGATTTTTCCGATGAATCAAAATTCGATACCTTCTTCTCAACAACACTAGTTGACGAAGATTCTAGAACATTGAATTCTGATATTAGCAGTGATTCTTTAGAATCTTTAGTTGCAACTAAAGATGACCTAAATCCAGAGAATTTAGATTTATCACTCGACAAATATTCAAATCCATCTCTTCAACTTCTAGATGGAAACATACAAAAAACTGGCAATATACTAACTCTTGCATATGACCAAGTTGATTGGTTGGAACAACCATTTGCAACAAAATTTGAAAATGTCAACCCATTCAACATTGTCGTATATGAGGGAGTCGTAAAACTGCAACCAGAAGTTGATAGTTGGGTTAGAACAGTTCAATTACCAGATAGACATGTTGATCGAGGTGTGGTAAGAACTCAAAATAGGAATGCAAACTTAGTTAATAATTTAAGTCAAGATCTAAGAAGTAATTTAAGAACCAATGTACGACTTGCAAGAATAACTGTCAATCGTGGTAGGGGGAGATTGATAAGATCAACTACAAGAGACACAGTAGTTGGAAGATCGATTATTTCTTCAACTAATGATTCAAACTCTTCAAGAACTGCAACAGGATCATTCTCATTTGATACTGTAGATACGACTATTCGCAATGAACTCGTTGGAACATCTCAGCCACTCTTTATGAGATCTAAAAATGTTGAGTTCAATGCATCAAACTTGAAACCAAACACTAGATATTATCATTTCTTAGATGGTAATAGTGGAATTGACATTATTCCAAAACTCATTGAA